ATATATTGAAGATAAGTCTTGATTTATATCTTCAGTAATAGGTACCCAACCTTCACTATTTGCATCTACACGTTGACCATTTCTTATAATAGTGATAGGATCACCATTGGTTCCAGTACTTGACCAATTGTTTGGAGTATTTTGAACCGTTGAACCAAATCTTATACTGTTACCCCATCTACCTTCTTGAATAACATCACCTTCAAAAGGTAAAAGTGGATGAATATTTGAACGTTCTTTAAATGTTTGACCTAAATAAATTTCAGTAGAACCATCGGTTACACGTCTAACACTACCTAATTGAGTTTGGGTATAATCTTTTTGTTGAGCAGGTAAAGGAGTATTAGGGTTTGCTGGGTAAGCGTTATGGTGAGGATGGTTCCATAAAGCTATGGAGTTTATATAATATGATTTAGTAGATGAAGTTAATGTTCCTATATTATTATCTGGTAATGTAATTAAGTATACTATTTCATTTATTAAAGGAAAATTTTTAGAATTAGGATTTAATGGTACTGCTGTTGAATATGAAGGACTATCAATTGGGTTATTTACATCTTGAAATTCAATAGTACCTAACCCATTCCATTCACCTAATTCTTTAAATCTAGGATGAGAAGCATCTAATACAATACTTTTAACGCGAACAGCTGTTATAAGTTGTTGAAGATTGATTAATGCTTGATATATTACTCCCTGATCTTGATTATTTAAAGAATGATTAAATGCATCAAATCCATATTTAGTAGCCATGCTTATTTATTTTCCTCTTTAATTTTATCTATTTCAGCTAGTAATTGAGCTTTTTCTTCATCTGATATACCTAAACCATCATCTTCAGATGTTGAGTTTAAGGTACGTTGGATAATGGTGGCCATTTTAATAAGTTGCTCGTCATTTTTAACACTTATTTCTAAGTATTCTTTAATAAGCGGAACTATTAAAGTGGCGTCACCTATACTTTCAATCAACGGTTTAAGCTCAGCTATTAAAGCAGATATTTGTTTATCTTTTTTCTTTTGATTATCATATATCTCTTCTAATATAGAACTAAATGTTTTCTTACCAAAAACTACATTTTCTAAAGTATTCATAATATTTATTTTATTATAAATATAAACATTTAAAAATTTGTATATCCATTTTCTAAATAAAAAACATATTTTTCTTTAAATATACCATATAATTGATCAGCTATCTTGGTAATTTTAGGTGTTTTAACATCTATCATTTCACGAATGTATATATAAAGTGCTTTTTTATTAAATACATCTAAACTATCTCTTTTACGAAATAATTCTAAAATAGCATCGGCTACTTGAGCATCTGATTCTTTAGGAAAAATATCGAATATGTTTATAGTACAGAAATTTATATATTCATTCATAAATTTTGATAAACGTGTAGCATAATCATTATTATCATCTATTTTATTATCATCTAATTGATATGAATATTTTTCATCTTCTTCAATAGTTGATAAAGTAGTAGAGTTAAATTGAATTTTATTAGTATTCTGAGATGCTAAGATAAGGTAACGTTTAGCTATAGTGCCAAAATAAGAATATGCTTTAGCACCTTTACTTGGATCAAATAAATGTATTTTTTTATGTAAAAATTGAATTACTTCATTTTGTATATTAATAATAGTACCATTTTCAGATATATTATTTTCACCTGTATTAAAAATTTTATATGTGTTAATTATATACTCTGTTAATTTAAAAAAAACTGGATATATTTTGTCTCGAAATATTTTATCACGTTTTTCATCATCAGTACAATTATTATATTCAATAATAGCATTTTCTGTATCTTGAGTAAAATACATATTAGCAGCTGGTTTCTTTTTTTTCTTTATTTTTTCATCTATTATCATAAATTTTTAATATTAAATTCGTTTAATATAGTCTGGATAGCTTGTAATTGTTGAAAAAAGAAACCAACTTCATCATCGCTGGCAAATGAACCTTTAGCGTCTACTTCTTTAAGTTTTTTATTTGAAAAATCAATTATTTCAGACATTTTATTTAAATAAGTCATATAACCCATTAATATGTCTTCTTGTTTTTCATTCTTACGTAAAAGGTTAAAGGTTGTGTACCCAAGTACCACAACCATTAACAATAAAATTATAGTTATTATTATCATATATTATTTAATAGATTTTTTAATCCTTCTGATTTAATGTTACTTAATGCTTTTGTTTTAATAACATTTGGTGTTGATTTGGTTTTTTTATTATTATCCAATGTAAAACTTTTCTTTGAATCTTCCAAATTTTTCTTATTAAGTTTAGATAACCATTCTTTTTCAAATTCAATTCGAGCAGCCATTAAATCTCCCTGATGTACTATATAAGGTAAAGCAGTACGTGGTTTTTGTTCAGGCATGAAATTTTGAAGGTATTTTTTATTAGCTTCATCATATAAACCATCATGAGTCTGAATAGTTACCATTTCATTAAAGGTATATTTAATTCCATGAGATTGAAGTAAAAATAAACCACGGTCTGGAATAGATGAGTATGGTAAAATTGAATTAAACATATAATCTTCACCTAATTTATCCTTTCTCCATTGGTCAGTCTGAGGTATATAAGCATCATTATTTTCATCACCTAATTTACCCAGATCATGATTTAGTGCTGAGAATATTAATTCTTCAAAAGTGTAAGTACTAATATCAACTCCCATGTCTTCCCATACTTTATGTAAACGAATAGAACATTCTATAACTCTCAGAACATGATCAATATAACCTCCTGGAAAGGCATTATGATATTCTTTTTTATTAGACGCGGGCATTAACATTAAACGTTCTTGATATTTTTCATAAAACGATATTAATACTTCTTTACGAGGTGATGATATAAATTGATTAATCATTACCATTAATTTATCCCAGTTTTCTTGAATTTGTTCAGCTGTTATCATAACTTTTAATTTTTAAATTGATGTATTAATTTCATTTGAAGAACGTGGTTCAAGTTCTATATAAGCTTTAACTTGAACTACTAATTCTTTTAATTCTTTAGTAGTATTTAAGAATTCATCTACACTACCTTGTCTTTTTAGAATAAAATCTAATTTTGTTAAATTGGACTCCATTCGTTCCAATTTATACCTAATCGTTTCCCTATTTATCATATAATATAATTTTAATATTTATCTCCCCCCCGTTTCATCCTCCGCTCTATCACCCATCTCATCCTCACTCTTCTTTATCTCCTTAAACCCGTATCTAAAATATAATGAACATATTTTACAAAGCCAAATTTTTTTCAAGAAAAGTTTGAATATTTTTTAAAACTATACATTTTTCATATTCTTCTAATATAGAAAAATAATTTATTGCTAAAGATATTATTGAAGATAAACCATGCTTACCTCTAGCTATAACTGCTTTTTGATGGTCTGGATTATTTAAATCTATTTGTTTTATAAAAATATAAGCCCTATTAAACACAACATTATCTCCTAATTTATTTAACTCATCAAAATCATAATCAGGATTATCAATGAAAAAAAATTTATTAATTTTGTTTTTGAATATATCATTATTTTTTATTAATTTTTCAAACATACCCACCCAAAATAACGGGTGCTCGTACAAGTTAACGATAGATACGTCCTCATCTTTATCTTGGGGATTTTCGTTGAATAAATCGAAGATTTTATTTAAATTCATGTATATAAATATATGCTAGAAAAAGCCCCACTATTAAGTAAGTGGGGCGCTAAATTTATTAATTATTATTTAACAAGATGATCTGCTGCATAAGTCATAACAGGTGAATTACCTTTATGTCTTACATTATAACCCATACCTGTTACAACACCAACTGCACTCGCCAGTGCTTGGTTTGAACGATATTTTGGATCTGGGTTTAAGTCAATATCAATCCAAGTTGCTTTTATTCCTATTTCATTTTTAATTTGTTCTGCGGTTTCAACAGAATGCCATACTTCGTTTAATAAACGAACTACGTTATCTCGTTCACGTTGAATAAAAAATTTAGAATACAAAATGTGAGCGCCTTTTCCAGGTGTATATAAACCTACCACAATAGCATAAACAGTTTCTTTTTTTCTGTTTTGAGAGTCACAACCAATTAAAACTTCTGTTTCTGGATGATTAGCAACATATTCTCTTATGTATGGTATTAAGTCGACTTTTCTATGAGCGCTTAATGTTTTAAACTGTTTCATTTCATAAATTTTTAAATTGTGTGTTGAATTTGAACTCTTACACAGGTTTGGCTTTGAACTTCATTCATTAAAAAATTATTTATATAACCCATAATATTAGCTGAACCTATAGGATTAGCTGAATGGGTAAATACTTTTGGAAATCGAAATGAGCTTCCTTGTTTAACATCTCTACTTTTATATTTCCAATTAGGATTTTTTATATAAAAATATTCAACTAACCATTTTGCACAATCATATCCCGTTTTTTCGGTAATATTATTGTAATCCAAAGTATAATTAGGAGCAACATTTTTAAAATATTCATTCATAGCACTATCCC